GATAGTTAGGATCAGCAGTTGTGCCGACCAAAACTTTACCAGTCGTTTGATCACCCGCAAAGGTTTCAGTTACATATACGCCAATGTTTTTCAAACTACCCTGCTTACCGGACGGCCCTTTAAAACTCCAAGCAGTACCAGTCCCAGCGCCTAAATCCTGTTCAACAGGATCAAGATATACAGTTGTACGAGGATTTGAATAACTCATAATATATCTCCTTAGCTTGCGCTGTCCCAAATCACAATACGTGTTTGGGCTTGCTGTGTGTGGGTAATACCAAAGCCTCCAAGGTAATACCAAGCAATACCCCGATCACGACCAAAGTCGCCCGGAATCTTACCACGTATTTCCTCTGGAACTGCAATGGCTTCTGCAACAGTGTCCTCGCCAAAGAATACCGCCCAGTCAGACAGACCATTGCTCCAAGTAGCGGCAGATGTACCCATGCCGGTATACTTTGCAACGTGAGTCTGTTCGACAAAGCGAACACCTTCGTATCTACCAATCTCACCATTCATAATCATCTGAAAACCTTGATCCACATACTGATGGATAGATTCCAGATCATTCTTTAGGGTTCGATAGGTTGAAGGCCACGCCAAAGAGTAATAATCATCGCCCGTGTAGGCGGGAATATTTCGCTCTTTCATAACATCAACGATTAATTTGACGTGTGCTTTTCCTAGCGCTACGTTATTAACTAGCGTAGCGGTTCCGTTCGTGGTTAACGTAAGCGCCGTTGTGCTAGTACCCGCAGTGGGGACTACACGCAACTTTGCCGCGTCAAACTGAGCGGAGGCGAGGTTGTCAAAAGCCTTTTTGGCATCGTTCTTTAACACTTTTCTGATGATTTCACGAATCGGTTGTTCACTCAGATCATCCAACTTGCCCGTGTAAGGCACTGAGTTACCGGCTTCCGTGATGGTCATCGTACCCTGAGAAATCGTAAACGAAGTCTCTGGGATAGTGTTGGTTTCCACCAAGGTTGTACCTTGGGTAGAAACATCACTAAACACGTTCCAATGGAATGTATCGCCACGATGTAAGCCCTGATGTGCAGCATCTTTAATGTCACAAAATTGTCTAAACTTGACAACGGGCTGAACCGCCATTCTCAACTCACGGCTGAGATTTAGCGCATACATATAACCACCAGAAGTGTTGACAGACCATACTTGTCCTGCCATGACTACCTCCTAATTGTTATAATTGATTTTGCCCTCTAGATTCCCTCATCTCTTCGATAACTTGACTGGGAGTTTTCTCCGCAGGTTCATCCTCTCCGATCTTAGCGCTCTTTCGGGCAGGTTTTGGTTCAGAAACGATTCTCTTCTTTCTCTCGACTCGTACATTAGACTTGCCGTTAGATAGATTCAGATTCGCCCATTCTCTCGCATATTCAGCGGCGGCTTGGATAACATATCCCGGTGCCATAGAAGGATTATCCTTCATAATAGTAACCGTTCTATTATCTGCTATAGCCCTTAATTCGGCATTACCTGCAATATCAACGTATTCTTTTTCAAACCAAGAAACTGCTTCCTTGACTGAATTTTCATACGATTGCTGTTGCATTCTAGCCTGTGCCATCTGTTGGCGAGCGAAAGCCTCCTGTAAGGCTTTATTAACTGCTTCCTCTACATTTGGGGTAGCCACTTGAGAGCGTCCCGTTGTCAAGGTCTGCAACAATTCTGCGGCTTTCTCCGCATCATCTTCATACAACGCTTGGTGATACTCTTTTGCAACTTCTACAAAATTAGTATCGGTTTTAGGTTTATCGCCCTGCGTTTCGGGTAGACTCTCCTTTTCTTCTTTCTGTTTCAGGCTCTGAACGTATTGACGCAATTGAGCCTCTTTTCCATTAAGCCACTTTTCTTTAGCAGCGGCGTGTTCAAATCTTTGTTGAGAAGCGGAATCCTTCTGATGTGAAACTTTAAGTCCCTCAAAAGGTACAATAGTTTCTGCACCATTTACCTTCACTGAAGTAACCCAGTGACCATCTTTAAGCCATACAGGGGGAGTCGGGTCTTCTTGTTGTATTTCTTCCTCGTCCTCCTGCGGCTTTCCAACCTCAAGACCTTCCTGTCCTATGATGTCAGATAAAACTTCCACCTCCCTCTCATCAACAATCTTAGCCATCATTTCTTCACGAGCACTCAATTTTTGCTCTAGAGTTTCCGCTCGTGGTTCTTCTTCTGACTCTACAACTTCTTCCGCATCCGTTTGGGTAGCGTCATCCATCTTACTTCTCCTAAATTATTCCGCCTCCTGATACCTAGCCAACTTATCCGCATTTTCACCATCCGCAATAATCGCATCCAGATATTGCAACAACTTTAATGGGGTAGCGAGGGTCGAAGATATTTTGCGGTATTGTTTAAGTTCTTCTTCGGAAGAACCAATGTACTCCTGAAACGCTATTTCTTGAAGGTCAGAGATAGCCTTTCGGTAATCTCCTATAGCCCTTTCAACTATAGCCTTTCCAGTTGGAGTTCTTATAAATTCATGTGTACTTCTACCAACCTTAATTCTTGTTAGTAAATCGTCAACTTTAGGATCAACGGGATTGCTGAACTCGCTCATCCTACTTCATATGGGATTTTGTTATACTTATTCCTAGCCATCGTTCCAACCTTACTAACATTATCCTTATTCTCTACCATTCTACGTTGTATCTCCTGATCAACTATCTGATTAAGTAATGCGTCCCTTTGTAACATTAGTTCTGCACGTCTAGTATCTGCATCAAATTGTTTTACAATAGCCTCATTCTTCTTTATATCTAACTGCCCAACTCCTTCCTTAGAAGCCATTACCTGCTTTTGAAGTTCTGTTTGCGCTCTCAATTGCGCTGCCCTTAATGAAGAAGTTTGTTTAACCTGTTCTATAGCCATACGACCCTCCATCTTTATCTTATCAGTTTCAAGCATAGACGACAGTTGTTCAATCTGCTGTTGTAACTGTTCAATCTGAGGATTAACATCACTAGACAACAAGAATCTTGAACCATCCTTATATCCTAGCAAACCAAAAACTTCCTTGGCTACTTCATCTACATTGATTTTGTCTTCCATTCCGGGCAACTGACCAATGCTACCAACACCAAACAGAAGATTCTGTACACGACCCATAGGATCAGTAGCATTCATCCCAACATTAACTTTAAGCAAAACATTCTGTTTGAGGAGTTCATCCATGATCTCATCTTTTCCAAAATCAATAACTCCCTCTTCTCCTTCAATTCCAGCAGTCTCACCAGCCAGCGCAGTAACGTGTTCATCTGTTTCATAATACTGCTCAAGTTTCAACAACTGCTTTAAGACTGGTTCTACCCATGTTTCAGCAAAAGTTCTTAGTACAAACTCTGTAATCATGTTGGTATTGCCTGACAACAACTGCATACCACCAACAGTCTCATTAAGGTTGCGAGCGCCACCTACAGTTGAGGCAGAGAAGTTTCCTTGCAGTTCATCGAAATCCATATTGATTCGATCCTGCTCTTGATAGGCAGACGCTGTGACATCACGAGTCTCTATAACTCTGACATCTTGGTCTGGATCATCCATTTCTACAGCGCCGCCGGGAACAGACCTAAATAAGGCATCCAAGTCTATATTGCGATCCCGTCGAATATGATAACGCTTGTTCATCGCTAACCTAATGTTATCGAATCGCTGGTTCCATATATCGTTCGACGCTGCTTGCAACTCTTCGGTGAGTTCTACAGTTGCAGATGGATATACGCGGTGGGCTTCAATATTGAGTTTCCCCATAACATAGGGGCGCTCGCCTTCTTTTAACCAAGGGTACATCTCAGTCAATGGTTTGGGATCAGTGAGTAGAAAGTCTGTGCCTCCTGTAAAGAAACACCAGTCCTCTCCATCTTTTCTTATTATGTTCTTATGAATCCAAACAATCTTATATTCTTTTATATTCTCGAAGTCATCCTCTAATGGGTCTTCTCTAGGCTCCTCTCTGGTTAGCCTAGTAGTATCATCTTCCTCATTAGTGGTTGTTAGTAACTGTTCAAGGGTTACCTTCTTCCATTCTCCACTATCCACTCTTTCCATAGCATCTTGTGCAAACATGGGAATAAGATGTATA